TCCCCGGATTGCCAAACAAAGTCTGAATCTGATGAAAACCAAAGTTCTGAACCGCATTTTCACGGCTGAACTCTGGAAGCTTTTCAAGACATCGCAAAGCAACCTGCAAAAAGCGGCATAATGGCCGTCCCTGCCGGGATCATCCATTCCGGCAGGGATTTTTTTGGGAAATAACGATTTTAACTTGCAATGTCCCAAAAAATAGGACATTATAAAATCATGTGGAAAGTCAAATACCATTCAAAAAAAGTGAGAAAGCAAGCGGAAAATTTGCCCCTGAATGTAGCTGATGCTCTTGGTTTTTTGATGGATGAAATAAAAGTATTGGGACCAGTACGGGGCAACTGGCCTAATTACGGCAAGCTCTCAAAAACCCGCCATCATTGCCATCTTAAAAAAGGCCATCCTACATATGTCGCTGTCTGGGAAGAAGATGGCGAACAAATTGAACTTATAAGGATAATTTATGCTGGAACCCACGAAAACGCCCCCTACTGAAACTGTGATGGAGTTTAGCGTTTCCTGTCCTGCAACAGCCTATCCGGCTGTTCTGGATTTTTTGCGCAAATCTGGTTGTACCATTGAGGATGATAACCTTGAAGTTCCGGCAAGTTCTCCCGGATCACATTTGCGTGGTTTGCGCTACCGTGAAGATTTGACGCAAGCCCAACTTGCTGAACTTGTGGGAATCCCAAGACATCATATTTCGGAAATGGAGAACGACAAACGCCCAATAGGCAAGAAAAATGCGCGCAAGCTGGCGGATATGTTCAAGACAGATCCGAGAATGTTTTTGTCCGCCTAGAGCAAAAAGCCCCGTCATTTTTGGCGGGGTTCTTCTTTCTCAAAAAGGCGGATCACGGTGCCGCGCAAAGACGCATAATTGGATGGTTCCGGGCACATACGGCATATTGTGCCAAGAAAACAGATGGTTCCGGCAAGAATGAAAACAGTGGCCAGAACGTTTCCTATTTTCCCCTCCTTTTCGATTTGTTTTTTATTGTTTTTTGTGTTCGTCATTGAGGCTGTTCAACTTCGTTCCGGCTTGTGAAGAATGGGCATCTGTCGGCAATGGCGCAACAAATTTCGTTTCTTCCAGAAAAGTTTCCTTTTCTTTTGCAAGTTTGTCCATTAACGCAAGGTTTGTTTCTTTCAATGCACGGATCTCCCCATATAAAGCGATAATTTCAGGGTCATTTTCTATGGGAAAAAGAAATGGCATATTGCCATGTGACTCACCATATTGGATCCAGCCCCAATTAAATATATGGTGCCGGCAAAAATACTTAAGCCATTGTTCTGGGATATAAAGATCTGGCTCATCTTCGTATTCATCAAAATCCTGGTCTTCTATTTCATCAATATTCCGATCTTCCATTTTCATGAGATCGCGTTTTTGTCTATTGCGAATATATTGAGAAATGAATTTTTTCATCTCTTTAAAGTCGGTGCCAAAAAGTTCGGCAAGAACAAATGCGCTAGTGGTACGTTTACCAGTTAAAAAGGCGAGTCTTCCAAGCGGATCATCTTCAACATCTGGATGCAGTCGTAAACGCACACTTCCATATGTCCAAATTTCAGGTTTATCGACATCAAACATTGGCTCTTCGCCATGGAAAAGCCAGTCTCTATTGATTTGTGGATAAAGTTCAAGAATTCTATGTAGATGCGGCCAAAGATTATCTTGGCGATTCTTTTTTAAATAACCGTTGAGGGTATTGGATTTTAAGCCCAACTGGTCAGCAAAAACAGCCTGTGAAGGGGCCAACTTTTTGATAATCTCTCTAACTCTCTGATATAATTCCATATTCATAAAATTAGAATTTTATTCAAGAAACTACTTGAAAAAATCGAGTTTCTTGAGTAGTCTTCAAGAAATAGCAGGTAGATAACCATCAACCAATTTTATCCACGATTTACTAACCACTATCAAGGAATAAGCAACATGACAACAGCCACCACTTTGCCCCGAAGCATCCGCCTTGCAGATTGGCTGGCCGAGCACAATATCCGATACAGAGACATTGGCCATGAGCTAGGTATCTCTACGGCTGCCGCTCATAAAATGTTGAAACAAGACACCATGCCTACAGTCCACCATGCAAAATGTATTGCGTTAGGTTTTCCTCCCGAGATCCTTCCAGAGCCTTACGACATCAAAAGAGGAAGGCCAGCCGGCAAGCCATTGTTTCCCGGTCTAGTGGCCAGCCCGTCTTTGGCAAACAACTAAACAAACAGCCGCAGGAGAAGAAATGCAGAAGCATAATTATGCCAAATTGCGCAAATTTACTGGATCGATGATTTATGCGCGCGGCGCATATCCGGAAAAACCGCGAAAGGCTCTTTCACCATGTGACAGGCAAATTCTTGAGCGTCTGCTCAATCCTGTTCGCATTGGCGCAGAGAACATCGCTTTCCGCTTGCATAGCAGTTTTTGATATTTCTGGCCACGCGAAAGAAGCTCGCGCAAACGCATAAAAGGATTTAGCATGAAAGATTACCCGTCCCTTGCCGCAGTCTGCCATCAGGTGGTCAAGTCCGCGCCAAACAAGCTTGACGCCGCGACCATAGCCGATTTTATAGGCAAGCCATACGCCACCCTGATGAGCGAGCTTTCAGGCCAGCCCGGCCACAAGCTCGGGGCGGATCTGCTGCTGCCCTTGATGGAAATATGCGATTCGGATCTGCCGTTGACCTTTCTGGCCAGACAGCGGGGAGGCGTTTACATCCCGCTGCCCAGGGCGGCGGAAGACCCCGCGCCACTAATGAAGCAGCTTGCCGCGAGTGTGAAAGAGTTTGGCGAGTTCGCGGCCGAGACCGCGAAAGATATTTCGGACGGCGACATCCCCAAGGATCAGCTCGACCGCATCATTAAGGAAGGTCACGAGGCTCTCGAGGCCATCATGGCCATGATCACCCTGGCGAGGAAAACCCATGAGGAACAATATCAATAAAAAAAGCCCCCGCAGCTGGAACCTGCAAGGGCTCAAATCTCTAGAGGAGACTTGGAATGAGAGACACTTACACCAGAAAACATCTTTCTGTCAAATCGGGCTTTCGCGCCCATTACACCTTGCGCCTTGGCGGCGCGGCCATCCATCTTGTGGCCACGCACGGCGAGCTGCTCGACTTCCTTTCCCGCATATCCCGGAGGGCCGCATGACGCTTCTTGTGCTTTTGACCCTGGCTGTGGCCCTTGGTGTTGTCTATGTAATCGCAACCGAAATATCCTGGCAGAAGCGTCTTGCCGACATGGCCAGGGAAGTGAGGGAAAGGGAAAATGGCTAACCATGATTTTATAAAATCTCCTGCCCATTATACAGTCTATCCCGTGCAGCCCATCGAAATCACGCGCGACCTGGGCTTCTGCCTTGGCAACGCCGTGAAGTATGTCCTGCGCGCTCCCTACAAGGGCGGGGTGGAGGATTGCCTCAAGGCCAGGCAGTATCTGGTCTGGGATGAGCAGACGCCCATGCTGCCGTCTGTGATGGCGGCTTACTGCTTGAGGCCGCTCCGGGATCTGCGCGGCTTTTTGGAGAAAACGCCCGGCGACCAGCTTTGGAAGGACATTGCCGAATGGCAGGGCAAGTTCCTTTTGAGCCTTGGCGAGTATCTGCAAGTCCATCCGGACGACGAGTACTTTTCTAGGCTGGCCTGCTCCAAAAGAGCCATGATCTGTTGCGTGGGCGAACTGCGCCGCGTCCTGGAGCTGCGCGACACGACAGGCCAGATCTACGAGGGCATGACGGGCCTGCCCGATTTGTCGGATACGGAGGGCGAGTGATGGCTATCATCGAAAAGACTGTGTATGTCTGCCCTGTCTGTAAAGAGACCTTCGATGACGAAAGCGAGGCACAAGATCACTTGTCGGATCATGAGGTTGAAGAGGAATATATCTATGAATGCGAAGCCTGCGGCGATACTTTTGATACGCTTGGCGAGGCAAAAAATCACGAGGCGGTTTGTTCATACATTTCAAACTCATGCAAAAACTGCCACAATTTTGAGTACGGCAAGCGTCATGCCCCATGCCCGCGCGTGATATTTGATGAAGATATGAGCCCCTGCGACGAGTATCAAAGGATGAAGGTGGCGCTATGAGCTGGAAGAAAATTGATCCACCGAAGAGGAAGGCCGACTACAGATATAAATATCTTCGCCTGCTGGTCACGCCGCCCCCCTCGAAGTATGACTGGGCAAACGACAGGCCGCATGCGCCTCTGCCGGTTCAAATCGGTGATGTGGCGCAGATTTACATGCGCCGCGACTATGGCGAGATAGAACACACGGTTGGCCATGATCTTGAACAGACTTTCGGCAAGCGCGTCCTGGAACTGCGCTGGAAGTGCTCGCACTGCGATTATCCGCATGAAGTTTTTATCCCCGAGTCCTGGATAGCCGAGGGCAAGGCCGAGTTTGTGGAGGCGGAAGATGAATAAGATTGAGATAACGCCGGAACTTTTGGCCGACCTGAAAGAAAAGGCGCAATGCGCCAATCGCGGCCCCTGGGGACTTGATTTAGGCCCGGCGCCCCATATTGTTTTTATCAGGTAAAACCGTTGGCCCATAGGAGATATTGAGGGCTTCAATGACGCCGCCTACATCGCGGCAGTCTCGCCTGACGTGGTGCTAGCCCTGGTTGAAAGAATCGGGAAGCTGGAAAAAGACCTGTACGGCCTTTGCCATGATGACGAGGAGAAGGTGTGCAGGATTGAGCGGTTGGAGAAAGAGACGGACTGGCTGGCCAGAAAGCTCTTTGAAGTTTGCCGCAACAATGACTGCGGTCACGCTTGCGCTGGCAAGCGCTCCTGCCCATTACTAAGGTGGAAGCGTTGCCCTGTGGATGGGTATGTCAATTCATGGCGCGAGGCCGCCCGCAAGGCCGTGGAGGCGGAAAATGAGTAAGGTTGAGATAACAGCGGAGCTTTTGGCCGACCTCAAGAGAAAAGCGCAAAAGGCCACGCCGGGGCCGTGGGCTTTCTGGATTCTGGAAGGGCCTCTTCTTGGAGGCAATTATCAAGTAAGGAGCCATGCAGATCCTGACGAGGACTTCGTTTGTCGCCATGTGGAAAGCGCGGCAAACGCAAAATATATCGCGGCCGCGTCCCCGGACGCGGTACTGGCCCTGGTTGAGCGAATCGAAAAGCAGGAAAAGGAAGCCGACTGGCTGGCTAAGAACTGCCAAGGTGTGGACAATTGCCCTTATCTCGCTCTGGGTTGGGAAAATGATCGCCCAGACTGGTGCCAATGCACTGACACTGTTGAAGACGGCTTTGATTGTTACGAGGATCCAATAGATTGCTGGCGCGAGGCCGCCCGCGAGGCAGTGGAGGGGCAAGATGGATAAGCAAAGAATTGTATTCAGGCACGATCTGCATATCGCCCTCTGGAACTGGCTTTCCCAGAATCCGGCAAAGAACAAGGAAAACTGGCCACGCTGGAAGGGCATGGGCAAGGTAAGATATCACTCTTTCGCTTGCGATGCCGCCCATAAAATGGGCGTGGCCATGCTTGGCCGCGATCATCCGAATCCGTGCATGATCTGTCCTCTCCACTTTATTGGCGGGACCTGCCTGCTTCCGCGCAGTTGGCAACACGCCTGGTATGGCTCCAGGGGCAATTCCGAAACCCGGATAAAGATCGCCAAAATGATGCGCGACACTCCCTTGTCCACGGCCTGGGGCGGCTTGGTGATGGAGGATTGCCATGAATAGGAAAACAGTGGAGAGGCAGTCATGAGCCAGATTTACGAAGAAGCCCCCATGCCCGGCATGCAGCTGACCATAGCTCTGACCGCCCTGGGCACGACCGGTGTTCTCCTGGGCTCTTTTGCGGCCAACCAGGGCACGCAGCTGGAGCGCCAGCTAAAAAAGATTGCTCGCTGGGTGGATGAGTGCAGTGAGCAGACAAAAAAAGAGCGCTTTTCGCGTGGAGGAGCGCGGGCGGTCGAGAGCGCGGCTGGCGCCTTTCAGTCATGGATGAAGGAACAAAAGCGCGATATGGCCTGGGAGTGGGTGTGTCTTGCCTGGGTCTCGCTTTTCTGGGTATGGGATGCGAGGCGCGGTTGCCCGATCTATGGCCAGGGCGCGAAAAAGTTGGCTTGGCGCTATCTGGACATCACCCTGCACACCCTGGCCCGCGCCATCACCGAGCCCGGCGACGACACGGCGGAACTGGCCTGGCCGGGCTACGCGCTGATGTCCGATATAATCTATGGGGGCAAACAATGAACGAATTTGTAATGTTAAGCCCGGAAAAGTTGCACGAAATCGTGGCGAATGCGGTTCATGCCGGGGTAAAAACGGCTCTGTCCAATATGAATTCTGAACCCGGGGGCATGATGTCAGATATCCAGGCTGCCGAGTATCTGGGTGTTTCCAAAAACACGATGCGTCATTGGCGATGTGAAAAACGCGGCCCTGCATATGTAAAGAATGGCAGAGCCGCCAGATATTCCAGAAAGGATCTTGACGCATGGATGGCCAAAAATAGAAACCTCACGATTGACTCTCTGGAGGATCGCCATGAAAAATGTTGCTGATGGCATCTGCGCTAGCTTTCCGCGTTTCATCCATGAGGTGGGTGTATCTTTTGGTCATCTCAAGAGTGCGGTGTCCGAGCCGATCAGCTATAACGAGCTGGCCTTGTCCGCTCTTGGCAAGCCAGGATGCATAGGTGTGTCGGAGGGTATGAAATACAATTTTTTGCCTCCGGTCTGTGATGCCATTATTCAGGCCAAGTTTTTTCACAACTGTGGCAAAGGAATCGGAAACTTGCCTTATGGCACCGCCTGTGCCTGTAGAAAAGACCAGGTCAGAAGGCGCACCAGGAGAGAGAGAGGAGAGAGCCTCTGCCACGTCCGTGGTCATGACAGCATGGCGTCCATATCCGCTTTTTGCCTCGCGGATATGGATCGTCATGGCGGGAATATCTATATCCCCCCAGCAGAGGTGAGCTATTTCGCCAAAACGCAGGCCGCAATGCAGACTGATCAGCGCCATAAGCCAAGCCTGATAATTGCGTTTTTTGAGTTCGTCCATAATCGCCCTGGCCTCGTCAGGCGAAAGAAAACGGATGCGAGAGTTGTTGAGCTTTGGCAAAACAAGCCCGTCAAAGGGGAGGGGGCCTGCATAAAGCTTCCAGATCGTCATGCGTCTGAAAACTCGTTTTACAAGTCCCAGGGCCAGACGGATGGTCTGGGCCGCGCTGCCCATCTGGCGCATACTGCCCATTATCCGGTCAAGGTCATGGACAGTGATGGTATTCAGGGGCTTTTCCTGAAGAGGCTTCAAATGGCCATCCACAAGGCTTTGGTCGTAAGAAGATCTCTTGCCGTTGGCTTCAAGCCAGTCCTTGCGGTATATATTCCAGGCTTCAAGAAAAGTCGGAGCGGACTTTGCTGGAAGAACTACACACCCCATTGCCGCACACTTTTTGGCTTCATGGATAAGGGTGGCCCGCATTTCCGAGGCCAGGGCGGCACTGAAACCTTGACTTGCCCAGCCGACATCCTTCCGTATGCGCTTGCCCGTGGCATCACGATAATCTATGGTGTAGCAAATATCCGGCCTGCCCCGGTAACGTCTTTCTTTGCTTTCCCTGGCTTGGACGCCAGGGTATTTTGTGGACTTCCTATTGCCCATCTTGCGACCTCTTTGCGACCTGCCTCCGTATTTTGCGACCAAGTTGCGACACTCATACGGCAAAATAAGGGCTTGTCTAATCCCCAAAAAACACTGTCTTTCAAAGACATACACAGTCATACAAAGAAAAGCACAAGCAAGTCAAACCATGCAAATCGGTTAATAGCCGGATGCTTTTTTTTGCCCAATGGCGAAGGATTGCAAGGCAGCCGTCCCCAGTTGTGTGCGTCAAGTTCTGCAATTTAGTCTCTCATGGCATCTGGGTACAAGAAGCGGAAA